CAGGTCGGGAATCCCATCAAGAAATTCCTTCACACCTTTAGCCAAGTGGCCGGGAGTAGTGTTGTCAGAACAAAAAGATTCTGGTTTTTCGAGAACAGCGCCGAGGCTGTCATAGCAGCGGCAAATATCCTTCAGACGGGCGCAGCCTGCAAAGGCAACGGGCGAGGCGGCTGAAGGCATGGGGAAGCTCTGGAGCGGCTGCGATGGAACGCCGAGGGGAGCGGCTGGTGGCAATGGCGCAGGTGACACAGGAGGCAACGCAGCAACGACAGGAGTTGGCGACTGTGGCGCGGCGAGCTTGGCAGTGGGGGAAATACGCTCACCTATTCGCGACCAGACAGCGGGAGCAAAAAAGCCCAAAGCGACCAAACCAAAAATAGCACCGAAAACGAGGCTTGGGATTTTGCGCGGCGTTTTGGTGTGGAGCTCTGAAGATTTATAGAGCGCAAATGCATCCTTGGAGTACCGAAGCGGACTTTTGGAAAGTGAATTTTTATAGAGAAGGGTTTTGCTGCAGCCGTCCCATTCGTACACGATGGCAAGGCCCATATTGCCCATGCGCCGAATGTGGAGGTGACGCCCGACCAACTGGACGAGATTGCCATGGATAAGCATGGGGTGCTGAGTGAGCACGATGAAGTCAACGCCCATGTGTCGATGGGTTTCAAGCGCGGTAATGCAGGGCGGGACTTTTGAACCAGCAGCCGCCTTGGGCCATGGCTTTTGAATTTCATCGAACACGATGATCGAGCCGGGCTTAGCCCATTCGTGCCAGTTGTTCAGACCGTGCTTGTCACCGTCCGCGGGCTGAGTCCACGCGCCGGATTTGTCCATTGTCCATTCAGCACCAGCACCTATTTTTTCATGATCGAAAAGGAGACCGTTGATGTTGGAATAGATCACGCGCTTGGTAATAACCTCTTGCCCGGTGGCGTCATCAATAGACTTGACTTCAGAGCCGACCAGCAACCGAAGGAGCTTATCGACGCAGTAGAGGGTTTTCCCCGCGCCGGGTAAACCAGTTTCAAGCGTAATCATGACGGATTTTTACCAAGCATGGAGGTTGCATTCTGGATAGTCCACAACATTAATTTTGTGGTCATTGCCCCAAAGATAATGCCAATCCCTTTACCAAGCCAGAGATACAACGCAAATTCCAACCAGACAGACGGCATGGAATTTATGTTGGCAATAAACGTAGTCTTGATGCCAGCAAGTACGGAATCCATGCCCACGATAGACACCACACTAAAACCGAGGGCAAGCAGTATCTTAGCCAGCAGCGGTTCCATCATTGCAAGTAACCATGTTCCGAGTTTCATGTTCGATTATCTCCAGGCATGACAATCAAAAAAGCTGCAAACGATGCGAGGGCAAGAACGATAGCCCGTAAGGGCAGAGCCATTTCACAGGTTTTTTGCCAATCCCACACGGTAAATGAACCGCCGAGGGTTGCAATATTGGCCGTGAGATTAGCAGGACAGGAACCAGTGCCAAAAACGGCTTCCTCAGAATAGGTAATGGTCTTTTCATCCTTTGGAATCTCGCCGGTTTCCTCATCCAGCTTTTGGCAAGCCAAAATATCAGGATTTTTTTCACACAAATCTGTTTCAGGCTCGGCCACTGGTTTTTCAGCGACTGGCGCAGTAGTGGTGCTTGTGGTGGTAGTCGTTCCATCAGGCTTAGTCAAGGTGGTAACACACGCCTCTTTTGTCGTAATCACGGCCAAGGAATACACATATTGAGGCGTACACGTTTTATTCTCAGTATCTGTCCCAGTACCCGTAACAGAAGGTTTGGTACTGGTGGAGGTAGATGGAGTGCCAGTCGCGGGGCCGGTGATTGTCGGCGCACTTGGCTGGATTTTGACCGCAGGTTTAGCGGTCGTAGCCTGAGCCTCTTCGGCAGCCGCAGCATCAGCCAGAGCCTGAGAAATGCGCGAACCAGCTGGCCAACCAGACTTAGCGGCAATGGCATCAAGAAACTCTTGATTAACAGCGGGGTTAACAATGGGCGTAGAGGGAGTGGTCGGAGAAACAGAAAGGGAAGTAAGAAAAAAAGTGGAAAGAACATAGCCATTCGCGGCGCGCGCATTGCAAGTAGAGCCTTGAGATTGCATATTGTCCCAACCGCCAGCAGTTTTATAAGTCATGCCAAATTGGCACGCAGCCTCCTGATCCGGAAAGATATTCCCAGTACCCGGACCATAGCCAGTAGCAGGAAAACCATACTTAAAACAAGGCGCAACAGTACAAGCACCAGGGTCAGACTTGGAAATGGTTTGATTGCCCGAAGCATCCGTACCCAAGGTAAAACCTAATTCTTTTGCCAAGTCATAAAGGGCTACGCCAGTAGCCAAAACAGGCAAAGAACGACCCAAAAAACGCCCAATCGCCGCACTCGCTTGAGCACCCGAAATTGTGGAAGTAGCAGTAATCGGAATGCGGCCCGATGCGGCAGGAAACATGCCGGTAAACGTTGCAATGGGCGTAGCACCCGCCGTGTGAATAGTCGGCACACTAGGCGCAGCCATGGGGACACCGCCAGAGCCAAAACCCACCGTGTATTGGCCAGTGCCAGTAGCCGTAGCCATGAAAGTTCCAAACGCGCTAGGAGCAGCCACGGGCGCAGCACCTACCGAAACGCCACCCAAAGCAGCAAAGACGAGAGCAAGGCGAATTGCAATTCGACGCCAGAAATCATGATGTTTATTCCTGAACATGGGGGGAGCTATCAAAAATATTTAACAGCTTGCGCAGGCCCATCACAACGATGGCGGCAAGCAAAAACCCCGACCACACGAGAGACATATCGTTAATTTTCTCTTGTGTGATCGGCGCTGGCTCAAGCTGAACCGTCACCGTACAAGCGCCGGGACAATTGATGGTGAGAGGTTCAGCCATGATTCAGCCCGGAGGACTTACAGCCAGCCCATTTTCTGACCGAGCTTGCGAACCGCAAAAATTGCGATACCAGCAGCGATCAGCAGGCCGAACACAGTCACCACATCGGTTTCATAGGCAGTGATGGCTTCAGCAGCACCAGCAGGCAGCGCAGCCATTGCGGAGCCGGTGGACAGAGCAACAGCGGAAGCGACAGCAGCCAGACGAGCAATTTGATTTTTGAACATAAAAACTTTCAGAAAACGACAAGGAAACGCCCTGCCAACGTATCGCCAAAATGGCAAATTCTTAAGTCATACGGCCACACGGGGCCAAGTGGAATAGGCGCTAACGTGGAAGCGTTCGGGAAGCTCGCGCAACTGGGTAATCTCCAGACAGCCGCCAGCGAGTCGGCAACTGAAAGCAGCGGGCAGAATCTCGCCGGTAGCGCGAACGATCAGACCGACCTTTTTACGCACCAGATCGCCCACGCCATGCTCCAGCTTGGCCCACTCAGGAAGATTGAACCAGCCACGGACAGCACGGGCGGCAGCGTCGAGGCCACCGATACCGTAAAGCCTGATTCCCTTGGGGAAAATGGTTAATTCGCCCAGCTTGGAAAGGTACTTCATCAGGTAGCCGACGCCGGAATAAGCCTCTTGCGTGTTGGTCATGCCGTGGGGCCAGAAGGGCAGACGGTGGCCGAACTTTTTACGGGTTGGTTTGTCCCAAAATGGCATATTCACGCCGACCGGGAGCCACACCAACAGGTGGTAATGAACCGCGCCGCGTTTTTGCAGTTCACCGACCCAGGTATACCGGCAGGGCACCCCTTTGGACTGGCACCAGTTCCGAAAGCCTTGAATAGCCTTTGAAATGTGATCTGCGCGCCAGTCCGAAAGGCCCTTGTAGGTCAAAGTGACGAACCAGCACACCGGAGGACGAAAACCTTTGTACGCGATGCCGTGAAGGTGTCCAGAGGCCCACACAGAACGCTTGAGGCGCTTAACCCGGCGTTCCGCACAGGCAGGAGCCGAAAGGTTTACGGAGTGCTTAAGTCTTGTTTCAAGACTTGTTTTAAATGGGACAAGCCCCGCAGCCGCCGCACCCGACGCGCCCGCTTCGCGGTCACGGGCGGGCGCGGGGACTGCGAACCCGGCGCTCATACCAGACCCGCCAAGGTTTCAAACTGCAAGGCAATTTCACAGATGATGGCGCGCTCATAGGCAGCGCAGGCCATGGCGTGCCGGGACTGACTGGCCGCAGTGAAGCCAGAGATTGCGAGGTTGTCGGCGACCTTGGATTCATGCTCGAAGGTGCGGAGGTGGACGTTCGCCAAACTGGCGAGGTCTTTGCCGCGAGGCTCAAACATGCTGAGTTGTTCGGCGACCATTACCGGAACGTCCCGACAGCGAGGGCAGGCGTGCGAAAAGTCACCTGATCGTCACCAAGGATACGGCGGCACTCACGCACGTAGCCGGTGAAAACGCCGAGAGACTCAAACAGGCGCACCCGTGGGCCAGCCTGACCAATCCACAGGAACCGGTAAATCTCTTGCGTCTTGTCGGGGATGCCGTTATTTGCAGTGGTTGCGATGGTCATAGCGCGACACCTCCTAATGGGATGGACGAGGAACCGAGAAATTCAAGATCGATGGCGGCTTGCTCACCCTCGACAGGACGCGAAACGGTAAGACGTACCGAATGAACCTCATCCGAGGCTTCGAACTCGGAGCCAGCGACACCACGGGCACACATGGCGAGAATTGCCATGCGTGCAATGTGGTGGATCTGTTCGACATCGGCGGGGGCCATGGTTAGGCGGCCTTGGCAGCGGCGACAAAAGGAATCAGGCGAGGGCGCACTTCGAGGCGACCGTCACGGGAAACGAACACGGCGGCAGGACTCAGCGTGTAGTGGCCGCGCGGGTAGGGGGTCTGGTCGGCGTCGAGGGCAATTTCAAACTTGTCAGGAAATTCCGCAACGGTGCCATCTTTGTCGACGGTGAACGCGTGGGCGTTCTGGATACGCATGTGATACGGCTTGCCGGAAGTCTTGCCAATGCCCTTCATTTCGCGGATTTCAGGCGAGGTGATTGCAATTTTGATCATGATTTTTTTCCAAAAGAAATAGATTTATGGTGTTCCCACCGAAGAAAAGCTTTAGAGTCCGAGAAAGAAGATTCAACCGGGAAACTAAGCAACATTGCTTAGTGCGTGAATCTTAGTAAGCAAGGTTGCTACATGCAAGAAATTAAAACCCTAATTGACAAAGCGTCAAAAGTATGCGGATCAGACAAGCAACTAGCCGAGCGCATGGGAATACATCCTCAAACCTTATCGGCGCTGAAGAAAAATAGAACGATCACGCCCGAAACAGCGGCTGAATTAGCGTCTATAGCTGGAGAAAACCCAAGAGATGCGGCGATCGCGGCGATCATCGAAAGGGCCGAGGGTTCGCGTAGAGGCGAGGTCTTAAAGGCAATTTTGGGAAAGGCCACGATGGCGGCTGGCGTGGTGACAGTTTTGCTGTTGTCAGGGCCCGACGCTTCGGCGGGTAGATTGCCGACCTTCCACGATGTATATTATGTTAACTAGTATGCGCAAATATCGTGTTTCGGCGCTCTCGCCGAAATTCAATCGCTGGTCGCGATTCACCCCACAGCCGAACGATCAGCCCTTTCGGGCTGATAAGCGCTTGCTGCGCAAGGCCATGGTTGGATTTTTGTGCGCCACTTCGGTGGCGGCTTCAATCGCAGCCTTTGCGAGGTGTCGATTGAGTTGCTCAAAAGCGCCGCTGGTCGCCGTGCGTTCCTGGTCCAGCAGATCGCGCAGCTCCAGTGACCGGTTGTTGGCGGCAGCCAGCCCCTGTTGCGTGCATTGAAGTGCTGACTGCACCTGCGATAGTTGCTCGTCCAGGGTCTGCTTTGCCAATTCCTGGCCTTTGATTGCCGCTTGCGAGCGCCGCTCGGTTTCTGCAAGGGCTAGCTGGGCCTGCTTGGCGCCTTGTCTGGCCCGATCAAGCTCCCCGAGAAGGCGCCGCTCATTGGCAGACGCGCGCTCCTCCAATCGAACGCGCTCCTCGGCGTGGCGCTGCGCTTGCTCGTCGATGCTGCGGCGGTCTGCCTCGTGCTGCGCCGTTGCGGACGTCAGGCGTGCACGAAGTTCATCCATTTCACCCTCCCGGCGGATGATGCGCGTGTGCGATTCCTTGAGCTGGCTGGCGAGTTCAAGGATGTGCGCCCTTGCCATGTCTGCCGCTTGATCTACGGCGCTCTGCCTGTCGTTCAGGGCCTGCGCTTCACGGATCAGGTTGGCCTGTTGCACGTCAAGTGCGTGGCCTTCGTCTGCGAGCTGCCGTCGTGACCTGGCCAGCGCCTCATCGGCTTGCGCACGGGCCGAGAGCATGGCTGTATCCCAAACCTGCGTCATCGACTCCCAGACGGGCGCCGGCAGGTGTCCGGCTTCTTCCTGGGCAGGCGTTGCGTCAAGACGTGGGCCCAGGCTGGCAAACCACGCTTCCAGCATCGGGCTGACCGTGTTGGGCGAACCACGCCCCATTTTCTGGCGGACCCGTTCTATGGTCGGGCGCAGGCCATCCTTTAGCAAGGCATCGGCGGCGGCCCATATTTCTTCTTGCTGAACTCCCCGTGCATTTTTCTGCGGCATCATTTTTATTTCCTTGCTATATTTACCAACGATAAGAGATTGTTATCGTGATCTATATAAATAATTTGTTATTTATCATACATCTTATGTATGATAAATTTTATTAAACAACTGATTGCCCGTGGATGTACCTGCCAAGCCTCCAAAACGTCCCTGCACTGCAGCCTGAGGATCTCTGTGATGTCACGCAACACGCAATTGATGACTTGCTGCGTGAAGGTGAGTCGAAAAACACGCTGGTCAGTTACCGCAGTGCGCTGCGTTACTGGGCGGCCTGGTACGGTATTCGGTATGGTCAACAGATTGAGCTGCCGGTGCCCACGCCTTGCATACTCCAGTTCATCGTCGACCATGCCGAGCGCACCACAGACAAAGGTCTGGTGTCCGAGTTACCGCCCGAGATTGACAGGGCACTGGTCGAGGCGGGCTACAAAGGCAAGCTGGGCGCCTTGGCGCACAACACGCTGGTGCACCGGATTGCGGTTTTGTCGAAGGCGCATCAGTTGCGGGAACTCAAAAACCCATGTCACGACCCTAAAGTACGTGAATTGCTGTCGCGCACGCGCAAGGCCTACGCCAAACGCGGTGTCATGCCCCAGAAAAAAGAAGCGCTGACCCTGGACCCATTGCAGTCAATTCTGGCGACCTGCGACGACTCGCTGCGCGGCAAGCGCGACCGCGCCCTGCTCCTCTTTGCGTGGGCCAGCGGCGGCCGCCGGCGCTCCGAAGTGGCCGGGGCCGACATGCGGTTTTTGAAACAGGTCCCTGAGGGCTTCATTTACACCCTGGCCTACTCCAAAACCAATCAGGCAGGTGTTGATTTACCTGAGAACGGCAAGCCGTTGCTAGGCGGCGCTGCCGAGGCTTTGACGGTCTGGCTGGCAGCCTCTGGCATTACACAGGGGAAGATTTTCAGGCAGGTGCGCAAAGGGGGGCATCTTGGCGAGGCGCTCTCCCCTGCTTCGGTACGTGACATCGTGAAGCAGCGATGCGCCCTGGCGGGTGTGGAAGGTGACTTTTCGGCGCATTCATTGCGGTCGGGTTTTGTCACGGAGGCGGGGCGTCAAAATGTGCCACTGGCTGAAACCATGGCGATGACGGGGCATCACAGTATTTCAACCGTCCTGGGCTATTTCAGGTCGCAGGTGCCACTTGCCAACGCTGCTGCACGCCTTTTCGAAAAATGA